GATGCCCGTCTCAACGACGGTTATAAGTCCGTTTATCGCGCCCTTGCCGAGTTCTTTGATGCCTTCCCAGACGTTCGCGAACACGTCCTTGATATTTCCCCACGCCGCCGACCAGTTCCCCGCAAATACGTTCTGCACGAACTCCATGAGCCCGCCGAGAATATTCGTGAACATTTCAATAAGCGGACGCAGATACTCCAGCGCGCCGCCGAGAACGCCCGAAAACAGCCCCGCGACCGCTTCGATGATAGGCTTCAGCGGTTCGAGAGCTTTGGTTATAAGCGTTTGGATCAACGAGATGATCGGCTTCAGTATGGTGTTTATGAGCTGAAGCAACGGCGTCAGAATTGCAAGCACGACGTCGAGGATCGGATCCAAAAGCGAGAATACGATGTCGAGGATCGGCATTAGCGTGTCGAGCAAACTGATGAGCAACGGGAGCACCGCCTCGACAATCGACGTTATAATCGGCATAACCGCCGCCAGAACCTTCTCGACGAACGGAAGGATCTTGCTGAGCAGTTCGCTCACTACCTTCATAACCGCCGACAAAAGTTCCGCGATAAGCGGAAGCACCGCGCCGAGCATTTCAAACACGGGCTCGACGATAATCGCGACCGCATCCACCAGCTGAATGACAACGGGAAGAATGTCCGTTATAATTCGCACCAGCGGCGGGATGATTTTCGTCAGAAGCGAGTCCGCGATTTTTACGACCGGCGTCAGCAGCTCGGTCAATAGCGGCGCAATTTCCGTCACAATGTTGTCGATGAGCGGAACGAGCACCTTAACCAGATCGTCGATTATCGGGATCAGGCTCTCCATGAGTTTCCCGACGACGGGCATCAGTTCGTTCAGCGCGTTGAATAGCGTCGCCGCGATAGGTTTCAGCGCGACTTCCGCCTGCTGTTTGAAAATTTGAAGCTGTTCCGCGAAGTCGTAAGTGTCCGCCGCGCAGGCGTTAATCGTTTCTTGATTTTCCTGTAATGCGGCAGTCAGAGCGGCAATGTCAAAAGTCCCGTCGCGTATTGCCGCCGCCATAGTTGACGCGGCTCGGGTTCCGAACGCTTCCGCGGCGAGCGCGGTCGCGGTCGTCATATCTTTCGCGTTCGTTATGGCTTCGACGTATAGATCGAGTCCTTCCGCCGCGCCGATGCCGTGCTGTGCGAGCGTAGCGACCGACTTTTTCATCGCGGCAAGAACTTCGTTTGTATTGACGCCCGCCTTTTCGAGTTGCCCGATCATAGCCGTTGCTTCCTCGAAAGAATAACCCATTGTCTGGAACTGGGCGCCGTACATTTGCAAGTCGCTCATTAGTTCCGAGAAGCCGACGCCCGTCGACTGGCTGGCTTTGAACACGAAGTCCATCGCGCCGCCCATGTCTTTGGCGTCAATGCTCCATTGTTGGAACGCCTTCGACGATTCCGCGACGACGTCGCCGACGTCCTCGTCGAGCATACTCGCGACCTGTATCGCTTGAATAGATAGATCCTGAAGCTCCTCGCCCGTTAAGCCGAGAAGCGTGTTGTAGTCCGCTATAACCGCCGCCGCATCTTCCATCGCGGTAGGGATCGCGGAATATACCGCAGAAAAATCGTTCATAAGGGCATCGAGCGCGTCGCCCGTTGCCCCTGTGCCGATCCTGATAGTGTCCTCGACGTCGTCGAAACGAGTGCCGAGGTTTACGAGATATTTGCCGGCGGAAAATATCGCTTTACAAGCGACCGCGACGCCGCCGGCGACTCCTGCCCCGACAGCGAGCGCCTTCACGTTGAGCTTGTCGAGTTTGCCGATAGTGTCCTGAATAGAGGATGCAAGCGTCGGGCTTACGTTGCCCGCGATTTCAACGACGGCTTGCAGTATTTTGTTTTTAGCCGCCATGTGGTGTTACCTCCTGCGCTTGGCTTTGCTGATTTTTTTCGGCGCGTTCTTTTGACGCCGTTCTGCTTCCCGCGCGAGATCTTCCGCCGCTTCAGCGTAGTCGACCATGAACTCGGTCAGGCGTTTTTTCTCAAGGTCTACTATGCTTGTGTGGTAGACGCGGGCGAAGTCTCGGATGCATTTTCGGATTCCGCGGCTTCCGAGTCGCCCGCCGCCGAGGCGATTATAAAATTTCTTCCGATCTTCATAACGCTCATCACGTCGGGCCCGCTGATCCTTTGCAGATCATTGTAGTCGTACTGCGGGTTCACGGCGATGATCGCCGCAAAGCCGAGATAGAGATGCATCGAGTAGTCGAGTTCGACGGCGCCCGCATTGGGGGCACCTTTGGATCCCGACGCCTGCGACTTTTTGAACTCGGCTTCCGCGAAGCCTGCGGGCGTGATTTCGTTGATGTCGTAGGTCAGTTCTTCGACCTTTGCCCCGTTGATAGTAAGGGGCTTTTTGAGCTTTATGCTTTCCATGTGATTTGTCTCCTTATAAAAAAATTACCCCGGAGGAGAGTGTCCGCCGGGGTTGTTCGCTCTTAGAGCATCGACGCGATTTTCTTGTAATAGTCGACGCCGCGAATGCGGCAGATCTGGCTGAGCCTGTCAATGCAGAGAAGCTCCTCGCCGTTGACGTAAAGCTGGTAGCGCGAAACCGCAAGCGAGATCTCGCTTTCGATATTGCTGCCGACTTCGATCGCAGTCTGGGGGATGCCTTTCGGAACCGCCGTCAGAAACGCCTTGCAGCCTTCGGGCTTGGCGGTGCCGTCGCCTTTGGTTACGTTCTGGACGTAGCGGAACTCATAGTTGTGTTTTTCGGGCGTGAGCGCGCGGCTCAGTCCTTCGTCCTGTCCGACCTTCGTAATCGACGCTTCCATTGCTTCGAGAAGCCCGACGAGCACGACGTCCATCGAGCCCATCGCCTTTACTTCCGACGTCAAAAAATTGACCGCCGGCAGATTGATGGAGACGTCTTTCGCGACGAGAACATTGTCGCAGTAACAGGTATCTGCGAGTATAGCGTTTGCTTGATCCATTATGCTTCACCTCCGAAGTAGGTCGAGAAGCCTGCGTCGGTATAGCAGACGACTCCCGTCGCCGATTTAAGCGGCGGCGTGTTGGTTGCGGCGATGTCCCAGCGGAAGTTCCCGTTGAGAATTTCGCTCTCTTCGTTATTGCTGTCGAGGAACTCGACCTTCGGGCTTCCGATAAGCGCGCCCTGCGCGACAAGCCCGTCGAGCTTTTCCTGCTCGCGGTTCAAAATCGTATCGCGGAGCGCGGTCGTCATGGGCTGGTCGATAGTCGTTCCCCATTCTTTTTGGAAGCTGTTCGCGATGTAGAACAGCATAATCATGTTGACGTCGAAGATCTCGCGGGCTTTGTGGCTTCCGCCGAAGGTATAGGCTGCCGTGTGATCTCCCCACGTTCTCCAGTTGCCTTCCCAGTAGATCGCCGTCGAGATGCCGTGAGCGGTCAGTTCGTTGGCGTCCTGCTTATCGAAGCCGGGGAGATTTACGCCGTCGCCGAAGTAAAGCCCCGTAACCGCGAGCGTTTTGTTGCCGTCGGTCTCAAAGGGGACGTTCCCGTTTTTCAGATCGCAGCGCAATTTTTCGACGAGCGCCAGCGTGGCGAGATGATAAACGTCGCCGCCGTTCTTCGCCTGCGGCCAGAATACTTTGGAATAGCCCGAGTTGTAGCTGTTGTCGTCTTTCCATTTCTTTGCCGCCGCGATGGTTTTCGTCGCCTCGATAGGAAGATCGGCATAAACGAACGCCGACCAGTGTCCGTTGATATTCTGCGATGCGGCGACCAGCGCGGCGTAAACGGCTTTCTTGTCGCTCCAGCCGGGCGCCGCGAGATAGGTCGGGATGACGTTGCAGGTCTGGTAAAGCAGTTTAAGCGCCGCAATACCCGTGATCTCGCCGTCGGTCGTTTCCCCGCCGATTACGGTCGTTTCCGTGATTTCGTCGTGATCGACCGTGTAATACGAAAGTGCCGCCGTTTCAATAGCCTGCTCGCCGATGTCGGTAATGGTAAGAATACCGGTGCCGAAGTCGAAGCTCAGCGTGTAGTCGGTGCCGAGAACTTTGTCCTCGATCGCGACCGTCGCGAGAATGATGTCGAGCGCGGGAAGCGTTGCTTTGCGGTTCGTGAAAGTGAGCGTTTTCGTCGTTGCCGCGGCGCTTTTGTTCTTGTCGGGATCGAGTACGTTGATAACGTAGATCGGGCCGACATTTCCGTTTGCGTTCGCAAAGTGAGCCGCCACCGCTTCGCATAGCGTGTACTTTGCCCACTTGGTAGAATCGGAGAAGTGTCCGATCTTTTTCACGGCGTCGCTCAAGTTGCTGATTTTAACCGGCACGTTTACCTTGCCGGAATAATCGGAGAGAAAATTAACGGGCGCGGTGCCGATATATACCGGCGCGGTGCCCGCCTCCGAAGCGTTCTTTGCAATATCGTCGCCGATCTTGCCGTAAACGCCATACTTGTAGTTGTCCATGTTATTAGCTCCTTATAAAAATTTTTTATAGAACTCCGCCGTTCGGGCGAGCCCTTTTTCGACGGTTAGAATCGCCCACGCTCCCCAGTAGGGGTAAAGGTCGACCAGCGCGTCATCTTGTTGGAATTGCCCGAAAGTGATGCCGAGCTCTTTGACGACGCGAAGCGCATCGTCAAAATATTCGGCGTTTTCGATTGTCTGAAGCGCATGATCGACGAAGTTCCAGACATCTTTCCAGCCGTCGGCGTTTCGCGTAAATTCTTTTGCGCCTTCCTGCGGGTGCTTTCCGGGGTTCCATACCATAAAGCTGAGCTGGATCTTCATCCGCGTGTTCGATTTAACCATATCGTCGGCGCCGTCGATAAGCTGTACGACGACCGACGGGATCTGGTATTTTGTTTGGGGCGGGGCTTTGCTTTTGCCGGGTTGAAAGAGTGTGTGAGCCACGGGGTTAACTTCTTCGTATATTTTGACGTCCTCGTCGTGCGGGGCTTTGAGCTTGATTTTGTCGCACACGTTGGTTTGGAGCCAGTCGGTTATCTTCTCCAGACTTTGAACGATGGTCATAGCTTGCCTCCTTAACCGAGATTTTGGAATATGAAAATTTTCGCTATTCCGTAGTCGTCGCGCCACGAAGCGATGAGATAGTCCCGCCCGTCCACGTTCAGGCTTTCGCCTGCCGTGCGTTGAGCGGGAAGATCTTCGCATTTCGCAAATAGAACGAGGTCGCCGCGCGTAAGCCCGAGATCTTCCGCCGTTTTGGAATCTGCCAGAACGGCTTCATCCAAAACAGCGGCGATTTCTTTGCCTTCAACGGTGTGCTGTTCTCCGAACTCGCCGAGATTCAGGAACACATCGCGGTCGGCTTTGAGCAATTCCTTAAAGTCAGTCGACGACATCGCCCGCACCGCCGACGGTGGGAAGTTCTTCCCTTGCGGCATCAATCGCGGCAATAATTTCCTTTTTGGTCGTCATTGCGGAAGCATCGACGCCGTATTTTTCGGCGATTTCTTTAAGCTCGGGGAGCTTCATTTTGTCGTTGTATTCGGGAAGCTCGGGAGCTTCCTGTTCGTCGGTTTCGTCGCTCGACGAAGGCGCGGGCGCACCGTCGGAATCGTTTACATATTCCGCGACGCCCAGCTTAACGAGACGGGCTTCCTGTTCGTCGGTAAGTTCCACGGTTTCGCCTGCGCGAACGGGGACGATGACGGAGCCCTTACGGCGTCCGTAAGTACCTTTGATAATCTTGACCATACCGCCCTCCTTAATCTTTGCTCGGGTTGATCGCATTGATTACGATCCACGCGTCCTTGTTGTTGGGAATGCAGAGAGGGCACGACGTGAGATAAAGTTCGCGCGTGTTGCTTCCCGCGCTGCCGACGAATTTCGGGATTCTTTTCCCCGTGTAGGTATGGAACAGGTTATCTTCCTGCTCAACCTGCGAAACGGCGCCGTAAAGAGTACGACCGCATCCGGGCGCGGTAAGGATCGCCTTGCCTGCGGGAATGAAGCTGACGTTTTCATCGTCGTCGTTCGTGTAGGTGTCGCTATACTGAAGAACATCCACGACGTGTCCGTTGCAATTCAGGCGCGCGATTTTCGTCGCGCCGTTGGGAAGTTTCTCGGGATCCACACCGCCGATATTTATGTTCCGATTGTCGAGAAGTTTTTGGATCTCGGCATCGTGCAAAATAGTCGAGCCGACGTCGGGCGCAACGATGAGATCCGTCGCAGGCAGTCCTTTCGCCGCCAGATCGCCGCAGACAACGGCGATATCTTCGAGAATTGTGGCTCCCGCCGCGTTCCAGTCCGTTGCGGGCGTGTACTGCGCGGGGTTGGTTTCTCCGTCGTAAAAACGGATCTCTTTTTCTTCGGGTTTGCTGGGATCGTCGGTAATGTGCTTCATGACGCAGCCGTTCGTAAGAAGCGTTTCCGCCGCCATAGCTTCTTCGCGGCGACTGATCATTTCGTCGAGATCCTCGAAGTCCTGCATCATAAGCGTTGCCTGACGCTGAGCGGGCGTCAGCTTCGTATAGAGCGCCTCGCCGAAGCCGCGCTTGTTAAGGTCGTCGATCGTCATGGTGCGCTTGGGCGCGATATAGGGCGGCGTGTAGCGTTCCATGTGATGACCTTTACGCAATACGGCGACGCCGCCTTTGCGGGGAGCAACGAAAGGCGCGAGTTTTTTGCTTCCGCTGCGATATTGCACGAGCACGTCGTCCGTTGCGAACAGATCCGTCGATTCGTTCGTCGGGAAGTAACGATCGCGAAGGAAGGTGTGCAGAGGGTTGAGCTCCTTAACGAGCAGGAGCATGGTATGCGTTTTGAAAATGTCTAACATGATTTTGTCTCCTTTTTATGCGTTGAGCGCCGTATCGAGAAGAATGCCGACTTTGCGAAGTTCTTCTTCGTCCGAGTGCGCGAGGGTGTAACCTTCCGCAACGATGAGTTTGTTGCGATTAAAGTGTCCGGTGCGATAAGCGACCACGATGCAGTCTTTCGTGCCGACGGTTACATCGTCGGAAAGGATGCAGTTCGCGGTCAGGTTTTCCGTCTTGGTGCTGGCGCCTTCTCCGAAGGTTTTCGCGGACGTGCCGAGCACGACAACCTTGTTGTCGGCGTCCGAAAGAGCGAGCACGGTGCCGCGCTTCAATATCGTTTCCGCCGCCTGAGCTCTGAGCGTTACGTTGAACACGTCCGCTTTGGGTTCCGCGCTGTTGATCAGCTCGTCGTATTCAACCGAGCCGACGTTTTCATTGAGTTTCGTCATCTTCTGGATCCTCCCGTTTGAGATTTGTAAGCGTCAACGATTCCCTTAAGCTCCGCAGCGTCGTCGCTTCCGGTGTCGCCGTTGCCGCCGTTAGGGTTTCCCGAGACGTCTTTCACGCCCGATTTCTCCCCGTCGGATGCGAGCGCGGTAAGGTGCGCCGCGCCCAGTTTTGCCTGTGCCTGCATAGCTTTGAGTGCGAGCTGTTCCGCGGTGCAGGCATTCGCGCCGTATTTGGCGTCTGCGATAAGCGCAGGATCGCCGATTTGCGACTCGATCTCTTCGATCGCTTTCAATCTGGCGCGCTCTCCGTTTACCGCGTCCGTGCGGGCTTTCTCGGTCGCCGCCGTCTCAATAGCGGCAATGATGTCCGGGAACTGTGCCCTGAGTTCTTTTTCCGTCATGGTTGTTTCTCCTTTGCCGCTGACGGGCGGCTCTTTTTTATTTACTGCTGCCGATTCGGCAGAAGCATCGGGTTTGACCGGGATCGTCCCCGGTATGTTGTGGAAGGCTTTCACGTCGTGGCGAACGCCCGCAACGAGAAGCACCTTCTTGTCTGCGCTCAGGCTCATACTCGGGCCCGCGTCCGAAAGCAAAGTATCCGCGAATTTCTTGTCGACGGCATCCTTGCCGACCATCCACGTTTCCGCTTTCATCATAGAGCGGAGGGATTCGATTTCGAGCCCCGTCTTTTGGTGGTAGATCTGCGCGATTGCGCTGTTTGCCGCCTCGAGATTTTTTGCGATTTTCTTGACGTCCTCGGCGGTCATAAAGTCGACCACGCAAACGGCGGCGCCGTGGATCATGATCATACTTCCGGCGTGAACCTGAACTTCGTCGCCGGCACAAGCGATCACGCTGGCGGCGCTTGCCGCAAGCCCTTCGATGATGACCGTCTTGTGTCCTTTTAGCGATTTGAGCGCGTTGTGGATGGCGATGCCGGTGTATAGATCGCCGCCGCCGCTGTTAATTTTCACGACGATTTCCGACTTGTCTTTGATTTGCGCGAGATCGTCGAGGAAGCCCTCGGGCGTTATGTATAAGCCGGGAGCGGGTTCGCCCGTCCACCAGTCCGTCGGTTGCTGACTGCACACGTCGCCGTAAAGCGTGATCTCTGCCGAGTCGCTTCCCGCGCCCGTGATTACGTTCCAGCATTTCCGCGCGGAGGCGGGGTTCGGGCCGTTTGTCAATTTGATCCTGTTCTTCATGTAGGATCTCCTCCTTGTTTGATTTGGTTTAAGATTTTAGGAATAAGCGCCGCGGCAAGCGCATCGAGTGAATCGCCCTGCTCGCTTTTTCCTTTTGTCTTTGAAAGTTGAGCGTTTTCGTCGGCAAGCTGCTCGACGTTGCCCTCGTAACTGCCGCCGTTAAGTTTGACGGTCGACTGTTCGCGTGTGCTGAATCCATTCTCGCAGGCAAGGGCTTCGGCTTGGATCTCTTTGACGGGATCGAGCTGTCCCTGCGACGGGCCGATCCATTCGGAACCGAGCCACGCGGCTCTGATAGCGGGATCGAAGAAGAAGCCGGGAGCGAGAATACGACCGCGAGCGACCGCTTCGGAAAGCCACACCTCGTAAAGCGGGCGGCAGAAGTCGTCAACGAACCATTCGCGCCACATTTTGAACGCTTTCCACGCTTCCAAAAGTGCCGCGCGGCTGGCGCTGTACGACGCATTGAACGCCTTAAGAAGAAGATCGGCAGGTATTTCCAAAGCCGCACCGACCTGCTTGCAGATAGCCTGAACGAATGCATCAAAGCCGCCCGCGGGGCGTTTGGGATCGCCGAATACGACATCCTCGCCGGGCTTCATTACGTTGATCTGACCGGGGCCCATTTCGTATTCGTTTTCGTCCGTGCTGATTCCCTGCTCGCTCTCACCTGTCGTACCGTCCTGAACCTCTCCATCGCCGACCTCATTAAACGGGAACGCGCTCGGATCGGACTCAGTTTTTATAAACGCCGTGAAAAAGCTCTCGACGACCGCCGCCGTAAGTTCGCTGTCGGTATAGCGCCGCAGTTGCAGAAGCGGCTCGATAACCTGTGCCAGATAGGTTACGCCGCGATATTGCTCGGGGCGTTCCGCCTGCATAATGTGGAGCACGTTCGGAAGTCCTGTCTCTTCGCCGTATGCCACGACGCGCACCCACTTCGTCTCTTTCGTCGTTTGCTCGAAGGGGTAAGTGTTGCGTATATGGTAAGCGACGATTTTTCCGTTCTTGTCGGTTTCGACGCCGTCGTAAATCATGTTGCCGTCTTTCGTCGTGCCCTGCGTCAGATAATTGAAAGCCGAAGATCCCGCGACCGTATCAATGGGCGTAGAAAGCCGATCAGCTTCGATTATATGGAAACGCAAGCCGTAGGGGTTGAGCGACGTCGGTTCTTCATGCTGTAACAATACAATGACATCGCCGGAGAGAAGCTGGGAAGAGAACGCGAGCTGTTGCGCCGTGTAAAAATTATTGATCCCGATCGCGTCGCAGTTGACCTTACTCGCCGCCCAGAGCTCGAACTCTTCCTCGGTTCGTTTTTGCCAGTTTTTCGCTTGATCTGCAGAAAGCCCGAGCCGCTCCCTGTTGATCCTGCTTTTGAGTTGCAAGCCGCAGCCGATGACATTCGTGCGATTCGTCTTGATCGCCGACGTCGCGAGCGGCGCCGCCATATAGAGCATACGAGCCCGCTGTCGAAGCGTTCGATTGTTCGCGTCAATATCTTCGTGCGCCGATCCGCTCGACGCAAGGAAGCCCTTCAGGGCTTTTTTGGAATAACTGGCGCCCGCGTCGCCGTAACCTTTGTTAGTAGGTCGACGCGGTCTCGCGCCGAAAGGGGCGAGCCTTTTGTCGTCTGATTTGTTCATATCGTCTCCTTACCAGTCCCGCGGAACCACGCCGACCGCTCGGCGGGGCTTTTGTTTTGTGATCATCGCTTCGAGCTCTTTGATTTCGTCCTCGAGCTCTTTGATTGCTTTCCTGACCGTGCTCAGGTCGGTGTTGTACCGCGCAAGGTTACGCGTTCCGACGCCGTAGCTTTGGACTCCGCCGCAGAGCATTTCCTTTTCGCGGGCAAGATAGCAAGCCAGTCGCTCACGCTTTTCCGTGATCTTTTTTTCAATTTCGGCTTTATTCATACTGCCTCCTTTTACCAGTCGTCGCCGCTTCCGAGATGTTTATTTTTCGGATGTGCGGGTTTCTTTTTTGCCGCAGGCGCGGCGGGTTTTTCTTGGATGCCTTTCAGACGGTTCTCGATCGCGGTCAAATCCGGATTGGCGAGCCTGAACGCCGCGTTCGCATAGTTGCGACAGTCGAGCGGTTCGTTGCGTTCGTGTCCGGGGATCTTTTCCCATACCCATTGATTGCCGCGGCGTGTGCGCGTCAGAACGAGCCGCTCCGATAGAAGCCCTGAGAAGTAAGTCGAATCGTATCCGCGATCGCCGAGCGGAAAGTGCGAATAGTTCCGTCCCGGCGTTTGCGTCGTCAGCTTCTTCATAATCTTTGCTTTGCCCGCGTCGACGCCGAGCGTATAGAGCCAGCAAAAGATCTTTTTGTTGTCTTTCAACGGAACGCGCGACGGGATCCCGACATACGGAATATCGGGCCCGCCTTTGCCTTTTATAGCAAAGACGTGCTTCGCGAGACGTTTGCGGCAAGCCGCATAGACTTCCTGTGTATAGTGCCCGCCTGAATCGACGAAGGTGCAGCTGATTCGGAGTCCTTTACCGTTTGCAAAACGATAGACGTGATCGACAACATCGTCCAGCCGTTCCCAGACTTCCTCATTGTCGGGGCGCCCCATAATAACGCCCTTCGTAATGCCCCAGTCCTCGCCATAGTGCCCGTAACCGACAACTTCGTATTCGAGACGATTGTCCTGCGTATCGACGCCGCAAGTGAGCGCGAGCACACCGTCGGGCAGTTCGGCTTTGTATTCTTCGCGCCGCGCCATCACTTCGTCCTCGTTCTCGATTTCGCCGCGTTCTTCCCAGAGCTTACCGAGTAGTGTGTTATAAACAACTTTCAGCTTTTCGGGATCGTTGCGAGCCTCGAGAAAGCGAAGCACGATAGTCTCCCACGTTACCCACGGCGACGAAAAAGCATTCAACCAGAACGAGCGGATGCCTTTCTTGTATGCATCGGGGTTTTGCGCGATCCATTTCGCGGGCTGATTGCGGACTTCGTCCTCGGTGCTTATAGCCCCGCACGAAGGGCACACCCAGAATATCGAGCTAACCGTGTATGTGATTTTATTGCCGATTTTTTTCTCTTCGGGTAAAAATCTGATATTATCGAAAATTATGTCGTGCCACTCTCCGCAATGGGGGCATTTTATGCACCAGCGCTCTTGGGTGCCGCGTTCATACGCCGCTTCGATATTGCTGCTTCCTTTGATCGTTGGCGTCGAAACTTCGACGGCTTTCTTGTTGTAGAATGTGGTCTGGCGGGCTTTGGCAAGTTCCCACGGATCGCCTTCCGTGCCCGCGCTTAAAGCCCAGCGGTCTCGTTCATCGCCGAATATGTAACGAACAGGCGTCGACGCAAGTGCGGACGCGGTGTTCGAGCCGGTAAGCGTAAGCATACCACCGGGGAACGCTTTCTGCAGGAGCGTGTTGCCGCTGTCTCTCGTTTTAACGTCCGAAACTTTCGACCGTAACGGTTTGCTGTCTCGAATCATCGGCGCGATTCTATGACGTGAGAATTTTCGGGCATCGTCCAGCGTCGGCTGTATATACATGGCGGACGCTGGATCTTGATCGATGACGTAACCGATGCAGTTTAGCAAAAATTCAGATTTGCCGACCTGCGAAGCCGCGACCATGACTATGTTCGTAACTTTCGGATCGTTGAACGCATCCATCGGCTCTTTGAGGTATGGCGTCCGTGCGGTTCTCCACGGGCCAGCCTCGGCTGAAGTTTCGGGCGATAGCCGACGGTGTCGGTCTGCCCATTGTGAAACGGTTAGGTCGTCAGGCGGTGCAAAATTACGGACGGCGGGCGCGATCGCTTTATTGAGACGCGCCTCAGCCTGTGTCGTCGTCATCTTTCAGGAGTTCGCTCCAGCCCTGACGGTCGCGGACGCGCTTCTTATACGCGGCGGCGTCGTACTTGTAGTTCGAGAGCTCCAGCAGGATCGCATAAACTTCCTGCTTGATCCTTTCAGATATTTCCGCGGGCTTTGTGATTTTTGCGAGGTCGATCGCGAGCCGACCGGGAAGCGCGAGCATCATGCTGCGGATGGTAAACACGAGATCCGTCGTCATAGCTTCGACGTCCTCGCTGCGATGCATCTCGCCGCGGAGTTCTTTGAGTTCCATATCGGCGAGCTCTGCCTTCGTAGCGCGATAGTCGGCGTCGGCTTTGATTTTGCGGCTCTCGTTTTCGGCGTCTGCCTTGCTTTCGCCTTTTTTGGCGACCTTTTCCTGCAGATAAGCAATGTATTTTTGAACCGTCAGAAGTAGATCGTAGCGGCGTTTTTTATCGACGAGCTCGGTCGTCAGAATCCCGTCCTGCGTGAGTTGCTGAATGCGCCGAACCGTCAAATTGAACAGCTTCGCGACCATTGCCGCTTCGACCATTGTCCGCTTCGGTTGCGAGGGCTGTGTTGCCATGATTACCTCCTTTTTTGCGTAACGAAACGATTGTAAAAAATTCTCCGGGACTATGCGAGTTCTGGGCTCGCGAGCACCGCAAGAGTAAAATATTACCGACAGTACCTGCTGGAAACTTTGTGGGCGCTCGCTGACGCGCTCCGTGCCTTAGCGGCTTTGCTTTTTTCTCTGAGGTACTGCCGATAATAACAAGATAAGGGGGCGCCGCAGTTGAGCAACGTCGGCGCATAGGGGTGGGCTATTTTTTTGCGTATCGGTCAATGTTATGCTGTAAGCGTTTTAACAGCAGATCGTTGAGCCTGACCTTTATATCGGCGGCGACCTTCTCATTGCCGATCGTCTGCGGTATGCTTACCGTGCGGATCGCGTCAATAGGAAGGCGCGCGTCCGTCGTCCTTTTGAACGGGATCTCCGTCGTGCCCAGAGCCCCCGAGGGGGCAAGGAAAACGGAACTGCCGAGAGCTTTCTTTTTGCCCTTGTATATGGCGGCTTTGACCGTGTATTTCTTACCGCCCGCCGGTCGCGTTCGGGGCGTCATAGAGAAGTGTGTAGGCGTAAGAAGGCGACCGCGATATACGAGCTGTATGTTTTCCATACTCACGCCCTTGATCTTGATCTCCCCGACTGTTTTCGCACCGCCTTTGGCTGCCTTACCCGCCGCCGTCACTTCGCTTGATTTAATCGCATAGACGGCTGTAACTGCTTTGGTTACCTGCGCGGGAGCGCGGGCTTTGCAGTCTTTGACGGTTTGACTGACGGCTTTCTGGATGTCGCTCTGCGTTTTTTTTGCTTTGGAAAGAACGCCGTCCAGTCCGGGGATGCTGATGTTTAATTCCATAGCCGCCTCCGAAGCCCTGTTGATAATTGGAAGCGGCGACCATAAATAGCCGCCGCCCGCCGTCCCGCTCCGATAGCGGGATCTTTCCGTAAAAAGAAAGCCGCGACGAGTTTCCCCGTTGCGGTTCTTTGACAGCATACACTATAACACACCCGTTTACTGCGTTTCAATGTGATTTACTTCTTTTTACTGCGTTTTACTGACCTTTTTTCAGATTTCCGCAGATTTCCGACGGAAGTCGGGCGGAATTTCGGCATTTACGCGGTTTTGTGGGTGTATAATTCGGCAAGGTTGAGTAGAGCGCGCCCGTGGGTTCTGAACATTTTGTCCATGTATTGGTCGGCTTCGAGCTCATAGTCGTCGTGTTTGCCGTAAATTCTTTGGCAGATTTCGCGCCATTCGGCGCCGTAGTAATAGCGGAGATTGATCACGAGCGTTTCGGAGGGGGCAAGGCGTTCGACGAAGGGCTCCAGCTCAGCCCAGTCGGCGGCGATTTCGTTTTCCTTTTGTTTTACTCGTTCTTCGAGAGCGACCTTTCTCAGCACGACGCGCTCCGTTTCGCTCGTTCCGTCGCCGCTTCCGTGTGGCATTCCCGAATAATCAATAGCGCGCGGGCTTCCGTATGCATCCGCCGCATATTCGAGCTCCTGCTTCAAAGTGGCAAGTTTTTCGAGCATTTCCCTGTGCGCGTTTAATCTTTCTTTGATCGCTTGTGTTTTCTTCATAGCCGCCTCCTTAATCGTTACTGTCTATTTTCTCGAAAATTCTCTCGTATTTCTCGGGTGCGACTTCCCTGCCGTCGCGGATGAGTTTGACGTCGCGGCTTCCCGTTATGCGGTGCCAGCGTTTTACTTCGACGTCGGTATATTGCGGCGTCAATTCCATCACGAACGCCTGCTGACCTTTCGCTTCGGCGGCGACAAGCGCCGTCCCGCTTCCTCCGAAGGGATCATACACGCCCGCCGCCCATTCCATATTGTCGAGAATGATCTCGAAAACTTCCTCGGGCTTTTGCGTGGGGTGCAGTTCGTTTCCCGATCGCGAGCATTTTATCACGTTTCCGTAACCTTTGTGATTGTCGAACTTCGTCTTGCTTCGATTGCCGAAAATAATGAGCTCGTGCTGGGATCGCCAGCCGACGCCCATTCCCGGCGTTCCTTTGTCCCAGACGATCATCGACTTTACGCCGAAGCCTGCGCCTTCGATAAGGTCAAACAAATACACCCACATTCGCCAGTCAGTAAAAACATAAGCGTATTGGCACGGAATATCGGCGAGAGCTTTGGCGATAAGGTTCTGATAGCCGCGCGTGGAAAGGATGTCGTTCGCGATTTTCGGAAGCGGGCCGCCGTCGGCGCGCATTGTTCCGATGCTTCCCGTGCTTTTGCCCGTTTCCTGAAAGCCGCCCGAGCAGTACGGCGGATCCGTCAAAAGAGTTTGCGGAGCGGCGCCGTCGAGCAGTTTTTCGCGATCTTCGGGGACGGTTGAATTTCCGCACATAACACGATGACGCCCGCCGAGGATCCAGATGTCGCCGTATTGCGTAACGGGTGCATCGGGAGTTTCGGGAACGTCGTCGAGATCTTCCTCGGTTTCGGTTGCGGCAAGCGTTTCGTTTAAGGACGCGGCTATTTCCGCATATTCGTCTTTTGAGTAGCCCGACAGCCCGAAGTCTAAGTCGGAGGCGTCAATCGTTCCGAAAATTTCGATGAGCATTTTGTTGTCGGTTTCGGCAAGCTCGGCGATGCGGTTGTCTGCCGTCAGATCCGCAAGTTCCGCCGCCTCCGACTCGTAGTCTTGATAATCGACGGGAACTTCGTCAAGTTCTTCGAGCTGAGCCGCCAGAAGCCGCCCGTGTCCTTTCACAACGAGCCCCGAGCGAGTGCTGACCGTGATAGGGTTGCGCCAGCCGCTGCCGCGTATAATGGCGCCCAGAGCTTCGATTTGTGCCTGCGGGTGCTTGTTCGGGTTTTTCGGGTTCGGAATGAGATCCGCCGCCCTGACGATTGCATCGTGAGCGCAGTAGACGGGAATGCCCGCCGCCTGCGCTTTCGGTTTGACTGTTTTCTTCCCGCTCATACGCCGCCTCCGAGCCTGTAATGGCACCCTTCGGCGATTTTCTCGTATTTGACATTCAAAAGGTCGAGGTTTGCGATGATCCCCGCGGGTGTAAGATCGTAGTCACCGAGCACGATCTTCGTCAGTTTGGCATTGATTTCGGGCGACAGGTCGCTGTTGACGGAGACGCTCACGGGTTCGGCTCTGCCGATTGCATAACCGAGCTGAACCTCGCACCATTTGAGCCCGTGCGTGAGTTGCAGGCTTCTGGCGATTTTACGCGCCATATACGCGCCCGAACGGTCGACCTTTGACGGATCCTTGCCGGAGAACGCTCCGCCGCCCACGGGGCAGAAGCCGCCGTACTGGTCGCATACGATTTTTCTGCCCGTCAGCCCCGCGTCTGCAAACGGGCCGCCGATAGTCCACGCGCCTGCGGGGTTGATAATTCTCTCCACGGAAGCGGGAACGCCCAGAGCGTCGAGCTTTGCGTTTATGTATGCGCGGATCCGTTTCTGCCCGCGTTCGGGCTTATGGCAGGCGCTGACGAGGATCTTCTTCACGCTCTGCATAGTGGCGGGTTCGTCGAGATCGACCGTAACCTGACACTTGGCGTCGCCCAGCAAGAGCGCGGAAGGCGTTCCGACGTCTTTCTCGATTGCTTCGATGATTTGATTCACGAGATCGAAGCCGAACGGGAGCCCGCTCGCGGTTTGGTTGCAAGCGTAGCCGTACATTATGCCCTGATCCCCGGCGCCCTGATCTTTGCCGCGTCCGACGCCTGCGGCGATTTCGGGCGACTGCGTTCTGATGAATGTCTCGATCCTGTTGACGGGGTACCCGAGCTTTTGGGCGACGTTGCGGGCGATCTCTCTATAATCGACGCCTGCGCCGCTTGTGATTTCCCCCGCGAGAATGATAACGTCGTCCTTCACGAGCGTTTCGCAGGCGACGCGGCTGTTTTCATCGTTTTCCAGACAGGCGTCCAAAATGGCGTCGCTTATTTGGTCGGCGTATTTGTCGGGGTGGTATTTGCTTACTTGTTCGGTGCTGAAAAGTCTCATTTTTCTTCGATCTCCTTGTTTTTGATTGTAATGCGGTATTTTTCAGGTATGTACGGAGCCGCCACCGTGAATATTTCGGCAAGTTCCGCGTCCGTGAACTTTTGGAACTTAACGCCGCTGCCCGAGAAGTCGTCGACTTTCTTCACGGAGATGACGATCGTCGGGTTTTGCGGGCTGTTGTTGATAAAGAACTGACAGCTTGCAACGTCGGGAAAGCGGTTCATAATCGTTTCCTTGAGATCTTTGCGGGAATAGTCGCCGCTGATCATGTTGCGGGTTATAATTCGCTTTTTGAGCTCGCCCGTCGATTCTCCGGGCTGACGCTCCATTCCGTATTTAGCCGCTTCCGCATCGACGCGCTTCTTTCTTTGGTAATTCCGCACGATTTCCGACGGAAGCCGCAGGAAAACATAAAGAATTATAAGCAGGAGCGGAAGCCCGACGATTATCATGATCGGAAGAAGCACGAGTGCCCAGTGCCACGCGACCGCGCCGCAGAGCTTCAACGTCAGGAATACGATCTGGCAGATGAAGCAAAGAGCGGCGACGGTAAGAATGAGGCACCCGCCGCGATAATCTTTCTTGTTACTCATTGCCGCCACCTCCGACGGGTTCCGCCGCCTCCGCGCTTTCGGGGAAGCGTTCGTTCCCGATTTCGTTATATCTTACCTTCAGGGCATTAAGCGCCGCGTCGTAGGCTTCCCCGCCCTTCAGGCTTTCAAAGCCGAGAGCGGCGTGGATGAGTTGCATCGCGAGCTCAGCGGCGGCGATTTCGACGCCGAGCTGGGAGTTGACGACGATAATCGGAACCGCGTCCGCATCGTCGCCTTCATTCGGGAACGTGATGCAGGAACATATAGGGGTTCCTTTGTCGTCGTACAGTTCGGGCGCGAGCGCCGCTTCGTATTTGGCATCGGGGTAAAGCTCCGCGAATGCTTCCGCGACCATATTCGCGGGATCGTTGGTGTAAACTGATTTGAATTGGTTACTCATGTCGGTCTCCTTATTTGTCGTATTTGATAGGGCACCAGCGCGGCGCTGTCTTGACGGGAAGCTCCGTGCTGTGCCGTTCGGTTCTCGCGATCAGGCGGGCGCCTGCGTTTACGCTTGCCGCCGCCGCAGGATGTGTGCAATAGAAGCGGTTCACACCGCCGTTGCATTGCTCGAATTTGCAGTTTTCGCAGTCTGCACATTTCATTGTTTCCGATTTCCTCCTTGATTTAAGGCGGCGGCTATTCTTGCCGGCACGACGACGCTGTAATTGCAGACGTCGCAGCACGTTCCCGCAGCGATCGGTTGTGCATTGTGTCCGTACTCGGTCTTGATAGCCGCGCCGCATATAACGCATCGCCGCGGGCGGCGGGTGGCGTTAAATTTCAATATGCACCTCCGAACCGTCCCACGTCGCGGATCCTTCGTCGGTATCGACGTGCTCATCGTTGCAGGAAAGCGTCAAAACTATTCCGAAGCTCTGCCCTGCGGGAATGTCGCGCGATAAGCAAACGCTGGCGATTTGATTGACGGCTTCGTCTCTCACGGCTTCGAGATCCTCGCCTTCCGTGAAGTATTCGACGTCGCCGCCGACGTGGTCGCTGGGCGATTCGTCCGCATTTGTCGGGAATAGATTATAGAGCGATATGTCAGCCCGATATTTGCGCGGAGGCGACTCGGGAAGATCATCGGGGATCTTTACCTCGTCGCCGGAAAGAACGCTCTTGAGCACGGTATTCAGCGCCTGCTTGTATTTGCGGCTGTTGAATATCACGACCGACGTATCGGGGATGCAGGTTTTCCAGAGCTCGTCGACAAATAGATCCGTCGCCTTCTCGATTGCCGCGGGCGCAAACTGGGCACCTTCGCGGAAAGCGTGAAGATATGCGTTGCCGACCTTTTCGGAGAGCTTGATCATTTTCTTCATGAGCTTCGCGTCCATTTTGAAGCGAAGCGTGGATAGAACGCGGGTAGACTGCCCGACGCTGATGAGTATATTGCCGATCTCTCCGTTTTCGTCGACGGTGTAATTTTCCGAATCGAACAGGCTCATCTGCGCGTTGGGTGTGAACTTTACGCTCAGGGGGTAGTTTTCCGTCAGAATCTCGACGGCGAAGTTTGTCTCTTCGTTGCAGAACTTTTCGAGTGCGGCAGCCGCCGCCTTGTAGTCGCTTTGTGCGCTCATTGGGTATATTCTCCTTTTTCGTTGATTTTGTCGGTCTGGAAGTTCCAGATCCCTTGTTGTCCTTTGGCGGGAATGAAGAACGGGAGCGGGTTCACGCTTTCGAGCTTCCACGCATACCGTCCGAGCGTCCAGTCGCCGAAGGCTCTTTCTTCCGCACTTACGGACGCGGCGAATGCGGGCGTTATTTCAATGCAGTCGGTCAAATTTGCGATCGCGATCACTTTCCCGAGCGGCAGGCATTTCGCCCGCAGGTGCCCGATATTCTCGCTCGTAGAGCCGAGTGGAGCGAGCGCCTTCTCGATCTCCCCGACGACGTCGTTATCGAGTATCTTGTAAACGGCGGCGGGCGACTTGGCGGCGGCGTGGATCAAGAGCGGGCCGCGATATTTCGTCGCCCAGCCCCGCGTTTCATATTGCTTGGCTTTAATCGCTATAAGGCTTGCGTATGGTTGCCATATTGACAGGGTTTTCACGCTTCGGTTCCTCCCAGTAGTGATTATTTTCGCACCAGTCCTTGATCTCGCGGATCTTCTTCGTCCAGCGCAAATAGAACCGTTTGCCGTAGGGGTTTGTCGGGATGTATTCCCCGCGCCAGCCGCCGCAGTTGGCTTTCAGATAGAAAGTGCCGTTTTGTCCGCGGGCTTCCCAGCTTGTGCTCGACGTCTTTTCCCATTTCATCCCGTTGAAAGGTTGTTCTTTTTTCGTTTCCATGCATTACTCCTCGAATTTAATGTCGTCGTCCGACGTAGGCGGCGGATCGGGCTGTTCCGGCTTATGATAGAACTCGCCGAAGTCGAGCGGGTTGCCGCATTTACTGCAATAGTGCCATTCTTCGTGTATTCCGCCGCCGCGGGCGGGATCCGTTTCATAGCAAGCGCAGAGATTTGTGCCGCATTTGGCGCAGTCGAAAACGATCAGCTTGCCGTAGTTGTGAGTCGTAGGCGTTTCGCGCGTCGTCATAACCTTCATTCCTTTCGTGTTGGTCTGGCGTGTAATATTGAGAGAACACTCGACTCCGCCGCGGTAGGGGTTTGTTTGTTTTTTCATACCGTTGCTCCTTGAAAATGTTTTTTTGTTACGGCGATCGGGAACTCTTCGATCTCGCTCGCCCAGATGCAGGTGCCCGCGCCGTTCAGGCGTTCCCAGATGAGCGGGAAGCCGCCGATCCCGTCGAATAAGCTCGCCATAGTGGCATCGCGTTCGTAATTGGCACATAAACGCTTGAGCACCCATTTCCACGGCGGGATCGCGATTGAATTACCCAGCGCCTTATACCTTGCCGCGTCCGTGGTTTGCCGCGTCTTGCCTTTCACATCCACCCATTCGCCGATGTCCGTCCAGCCGTCCGGGAAGCCCTGCAGTCGTTCGCATTCGAGCGGCGTCAGGCGGCGGACTATGTAACCTTCGGCGCCGTCGCTTACCGCCGGGCGGTCGGTGGTGTTCAGGGTGTAACACACGCCTTCCTTGACGCCTTTTCCGTTGCATCCCGATTTTTCCGTGCGGTCGATTCCGTTGCCCTGCAGACAGTATGTAGGCTTTTGCGTTACGACCGCCGTGTAGTCCGTTATGCGGTCATTGTGGTCGCCTGTAATAGTCGGAACTATTTCCCCGTTGCCGTTTCCGCGAGCGTCATATACTTCGGCGCTGTCTTTCACGCACACGGCGCCCGGACCTTTTGAAACAATCGTCTGAATAATTCCGTCATCGGTAATACTCGGATTGTATTGCGCGTTAATTCCCTGATTGAACGATGCGCGGTCTAAGGCGTAACACACGGCGGCGCCGCCGCCACCCGAAGCACGAAGAGCTTCGGCTTTGTCGATTGTCGGGTTTGTTTTCGCCGTGATGCTGTTGGTGTAGTTGAAGCCGATCGGCTTTTGACATACTGCGATATGCGGCTGTATTCGGATTGTTCCGCAGCGTTCGGTTTCGGCACCTATTCCGCGGGATCCTGATCCTTGCAAATAATCAAAGCCGATTGCCGCTCCAGCGCCGCCTTCAATATCGGCGGAAGATCCTTGCCGCGTCGTTCCGCCCGTCTCAGTACGCCCTGACACGCTGTTGCCGACAAATAGTATTTCGGGAGCGGTCGCGCCTCCAAAATCTGCGATAAGTGCGATGCGACGGCGACGCTGGGGGACTCCCCAGAATTGAGCGTCGAGCACCCGCCACGCAACGGAATACCCGTCGCCCACGATCGCTCCGCTTGTTCTCCAGAGCGTACCCCCCCCCGCGTGAGGTCGAGGAACATGGGCGCCTTCGTCGACGATTCTGCAGATTTCTTCGAGCACGGTGCGGAAGTCCTCGCCGCCGTTGGAGCTGAAGGCTCCGGGGACGTTCTCCCACACAAAGTATCGAGGTCTAATTTCATTTGCTCCAGCATCTTGGCATCTCCTTCGCATTTGCTTGATTATTCTGATTTGCTCCATAAACAGCCCGGAGCGGGCTCCGTCCAGCCCTGCACGTTTCCCAGCGACGGAAAGATCCTGACAGGGGCTTCCGCCGATTATAACGTCGACGAGAGGGGCGGCGGATCCGTCTATTTTCGTTACGTCGCCGAGATGTATCATTTGCCGATCCTCCGCCACGGAAGCGGATCCTGACGGAACTCGGCACCCATTATCGAGCGAAGGCTTTCCTTCATAAACACGCTGATCTTGTTGCTGTCCGCCTGTTTTACGAGATCGCGCACCCAGTCGGCGGCGGGTTTGACTTTGCCTTTGCGGTTTCCTGTTTCCGCTCCGATAATGATCGCGTGGATCATTTGTGCGCCGTCTTTCAGGTCAATGGGTTCGAGCAACGGCTCTATGCTCAAAAAGTCGATAATTTCATTCTCCGCACGGAAAGCGTCCGCTTGCACCTGCGTCGTGATAGATTTCCCGATATACAGGTCGAAGTCTCCGTCGACTATTGCAAGTGCGGCGCCGATCTTCTTATTGAGTGCGGGCAGGCTCGTCTTTGTCAGGGCGATATAGTCGTGTTGCGGGTTGTTCGCCATTGTCTGAAGAACTTCGACAAGCCATTCATCCCGCCAGCACCCGATGTCGCTCATGCTGTCGATAAATACCGCGCGGGGCTTTTTGCTTCCGAATTTTTTCAAAACGTCGGGCTTGAACTCGGGCTTTTCCCAGTTCTCCACATAATGGAACCGTTTATTTTGCCGCCGTGCATAGCACCATTCGCAGCCGTTAGGGCACCCGACGACGGGGTTCACGGTGCTGTCGCACCAGTCGATTCTTGTCTTGTTCATTCTTCCGTCTCCTTGAAAATGTCTGCAATTTCCGCCGCCGCAAGCTCTGCACCGTTACGGATGCATTTGACGTCCCGCCGCCCTGTAGTCTGAATATATCGGCGAACGATGACGTCGACGTACTTCGGGTTCAGTTCCAGCATAGCGGCGCGGCGCTCTTCATACTCGGCGGCGATCATCGTCGTTCCGCTGCCACCGAATAGATCCAAAACGAGATCGCCGACGGTGCTGCTGTTTGCGATTGCTTTTCTTACGAGATCCACGGGCTTCATCGTAGGGTGTTCTTTCGACCGCTTCGGACGCGGGACTTCCCAGACGTCGTCTAAGTCGCGACGATTGCAAAACGAGCTTTTTCCGCTATTGTGCCAGCCGTACCATATAGGCTCATAGCGGCGGTGGTATTTGCTTCGACCGAGAACGAAGGTGTCCTTTGCCCAGATGATCGTCGCGCTCCAGTGATAGCCGACCGCCCGCAGGCATTTGTCAAGAGTGGGCCACTCGCTGGCGCCGAGTACGCAGTAAAGATCGCCTTCGACGTTGTCAACGAGCTGGCGGGCGAAGCCGCTGACGAATTTCTCAAATTCCGCTTCGGGCATATTGTCGTTGAGCATACCTTCGCGCTGGCGGTGCTTCGGGTTGGAGCTGAGTCCGATCGCGACGTTCCACGGTGGATCCGTGAAGCACATCGCCGCCTTCTCGCCTTGCATAAGCGCCGCGACGTCGCCCGCATTTGTGCTGTCGCCGCAATAGACGCGGTGCTTGCCGCAGATCCATAAGTCGCCCTTGCGCGTTACCGCATCCTTTTGAACTTCGGGAAGAATTTCGTCGGGATCTTCGGGCAGGCTTTCCGTATGAACCGCGTCCGAGAAGGCGGCGGAAAGTTCGGCGTATTCGTCTTGACTGTAACCAGTCAGATCGAGAGAAGTGTCGGTGCCTTCGATTGACGCGAACACTTCCGCGAGTTTTTGCATATCGGGATCGGAGAGCTCGGCGATGCGGTTGTCTGCGACAAGATCCGCCAGTTCGTCGGCTTCCGTTGCATAGTTCTGATAATCAACCGGCACTTCGTTCAGCCCTGCCATTTGAGCCGCCAGAAGCCGCCCGTGTCCGCGAACGATAAGCCCGGAGCGAGTGCTGACCGTGATCGGGTTGCGCCAGCCTGCGGCGCGAATTATGGCGCCGAGGCGGCGGAGCTGTTCGTCAGGGTGTTGGTTCGGGTTCTTCGGGTTCGGCTTCATATCTGCCGTCTTAACGATCACGTCGTGCGAGCAGTAGACGGGAACGCCGTCGGCGGTGCCTTTGGGTTTTATTTGGTCGTTATTCATTGCCGCCGCCTCCGTTGTTGCTGTTGATCTGCACCTTGTTCTCGACGGTAATCGTTTCTGCCCGATTCCCTTGCACGACGGTGCTGTTGCTGATGTTCTCGGCGTTGCATTCGATATTGACGACTTCGACACATTCGGGCGCGATGCAGAAGGCGCCGTCGCTTTCGTACTCGCCCGCCGCCCAGAGCTTTGCAAATTCTTCGAGCGGCATCTTGCTGTAGAGTTCGTCCGTTTGGTGCATCGTTTTCATAACCGCCTCGTCGGCGTCTTTTTCCCAGTCTAACAAGTGCGGCTGTTTGTGCCCGTCGTAAGCCCAGAAGCCGAAGGTCAGCGTGTGCCCGTCGATAGGAAGCCCTGTGCCTTTGACCTTTGCGCGTTTGATAATCGGATCCTTCGGGGTTGCGTTATTCATTGCCGCCTCCTTCCGCGAAGCTGACAATGCCCGCGATGCATTTGTCGCGATCGTTTTCGGCATCTTCCCGATAATTCTCGGGTGCGTTGCATTCGCGATCGTGAACGCAGATCTTGCAGCAGTCCATTCCGCAATCGTAGAGCTCGGTGGCAAGTCGCTTGACCGCGTCCGAAGCGGGTGCGGGTTTGGGCTGTTCCGCAGCCGCGTCGAGCTTTAAGGTGTCCGAAAGGCGCTTGATAATAGCGTCGGCTCTGGTGGGCCCGATGTCCGCAACGGAGAGGAGCGTGTCGCGGAACGCGTTCAGCAGCGCGTTCGGGGCGGCGGCTTTTTGTCCGGCTTGAAAGCCTTTTATGTAAATATTTGAGACGTAAGCGCTCAGTTGCTCGCGTTCCATGCGTTTGATCGCTTTGTAGGTTTCGCGCTTTAATAAGTTGCTGGTGGGTTGTTGGTTGTTCATAGCTTTCTCCTTAATTTTTCGATTTTCTCGCCCAGACGGCGACGTTCTTCCCCGTGCGGGGGCTTTTGCGTTTCCCGATTACTTCGACCGCGCCCGCTTCCTTGAGCTCGGTAAGCCGAGGAGCGACGAAGTTGCGGTCAAAGTGCAGGATCTCGCGGCGTTCGATAAGCTCGTACACGATTTCGTCGACGGTCATCTGCCTATTGCCGAGAACGTCGAGTATAAGCGCGCCGCGCTTGCTGGCTTCCGTCGTGATCGCTTCGTAACTTTCGCGGCGGGTTTCCGTGGTTGTGTTGTTGCTCATTTGGATTTCCTCCTTTTTAGATTTCGGTGTTATTTTGCGGGGCTTCATTTCCCCAGCAGTCCCAGCCTTCCGCTGCCGAACGGGCGAATAGCTCGATCCGCGGCAGATCGCCCATAAGCTCCACGATGCGATCGCGAACTTCGTCGGGCTTTTGGCTGTGTTTTTGTAAAGGCGTCATAACAACGCTGTGAACGGATGCGCTGACGCGCTTAGGTTTGCCCTTGATTGCAAGCAAGCATATTTCCGAATTACTTCTCGTCCAGTTCCCGAGCCCCCAAAAAAGCCCGTTGCCTCGCTTGTTTTGCTTTACCCAGTTGAAGGCGATCGTTTTATACTTGAAACCCCACGCGGCTATTAAATCGAGAGCTTCTCGCAGCATCGGGAAAGTTGCCCATAAAAACAGCGCACAGTCGTCAGCTGCTAAGCACCCCCCCCCGTTGCCGATGGGCATATTTTTGAGATCCTCGATCGACATCGTTCCGTAATGTTTGTCGGCGGCGGCACGGGTAGCCTTATTCTGATAGCCCCACGGAGGATCGGCGTAGATGATGCTGTATTTTTTTGACGGGAAGGGGATCATTGCGGCGCCGCCTCCTTCGATTGCTTCTCGATGCTGTCAACGATGCGGACTATATTCCCCGCCGCCTGTTCGAGTGTCGCGACTTCTTTGCGGCGTTCTGCGAGTTCGCCCTGAATATCGCCTGCATAGAACAGGAGAGCTTCGCGCACAAGCGGGGCGTCTGCCATAGGGATGAGAACGGCGGACGCGGCGGGTTCCGCAGTTGTTTCTTCGGCTTTTTTCTCGCCGGGCTGTTTTCTTTTTCGCGGAAGAGTGCGGGGATCGATTCCGCCCTTGACGAGTTCTTCCCTGATTTCTTCCGGGGTGCAGAGGTTCATCTGCGAAAGTATGACGATTTGCTTCTTTTTGTCGGCGGCTTCTTTGTACATCCGCACGATCTCGTGAGTTTGCATTTCCATGTGGTTGATCTCCTTGATTGTTTACTTACTTGCTATTTGATCCTTGAATTTGTGCCCTTCTTGGTTGCCGCAATTCGGGCACTTGCCTGTTGTAATGAGCGGCGCCCACTCATGACCGCATTTTCCGCAAATCATAGGGCGGCAAGCGACTTGATCTTCTCGAATAAGCCCCAGCTCAACACACGACATTCGACCGAATCGACCGTTGCGCCTTCTCTGATTAAATCGTGCCATTATTGCCTCCTTTGTTTATTTCGTTGACGTCGAGAATCCCGTGCAGGATCTTCACGACGCCGGACGCGGAGGGGATCCTATACTCGGCAATGTCGGGCTCTTTTACATATTGCCGACCGTAGACGGCTTTCATGTTCTCCCAGACGTTCCACGGCACCCTGTAGAAGCGGTCGACGCCGAAGCAAAGCAGGACGAAGCAGAGAGCACCGAGTTTTTCGTGTCCGCGCAGGTCGTCCATTTGCTCATCGGTCAGGCGATTCCGCGTGAAGCGGTCGGTGTCGGTTTGCTTCGCCTCGAAGCGTACCGATCGCCCGCCGTGCATCGTTCCGCAAAAATCAACCTGCGCCTTCTTGGTGTAGCAAGCAAGGAACTGACCGTTCTTGTTCGGCTTATGTAGCGGCTTCATCGGCTCGGGCGGTTTATCGGCTTTTAGAAGCCCGCCGGGTTCGTGCCACGCCAAC